GTTTAGACTGAGCCTATCGCTATCCAATTCACATAATACGTTCCCAAAAGTGGTGCTCCATCAAATCGTCGACATCGAGCAGTAAATGACGTATTCGTAACACCTACAGCGCTAAACGCACATCCACCCCAGGATGAGTTCGGGGTGTCAGTCCAACCATCGCCAGGACCAGTATATCCACCAAAGCTACAAACTACAGTAGGAATTGTTTTGAACTGCTTTGGAAAAGTGATTTGAATAGTGCTTTCAATCGTTTGAGCGGGTGCGTTGAGCATCGCTACGCCGTGCTGAATAATCGAGCTAGATGATTTACTAGAGTTGTTTCTTTTTGATTGAATAAAATCTGACCATTTTAAGTGCCGTGGTAGGACTATATCATTAGCAAGTGCGTCTGATTTAATCACGCCGTTCTTGAACATTTCACCTCTGTTTATACGACCATCAGGCAGTGTGGCTGGATTGCGTCTGTCAGTGATGACAGAGTCGAGAATCGTTGTCGTGCCAGCGTTTACACGTATCTCAGCGATGACTTCATATGGATTAGATGCGCCAATCTTCGCCTTGATCTGCGATGGCGTTGGTGCGCTTGGGTTGGTTGCTGGTGTGCCAGGTACAACTATCGCTTTCGTACGGTTCTCGTTGTTAGCTACAGTCTGTGAGGCGGCCACGTTTGTGTCGATGTAAATCACCACTGCGTCAATTCGCGGATTGGCGCTATTTGCCGTGGTAACGCTCGCCTGAACAGGCTGCGTGCTTAAGTTGCTCACTGGAAACGTTGCCGACATAGCATCGCGCACTAATAAATCATCAGGTATACCACTCTCGCCACCGATCAGCACATTCATGCCGACAGGACTGGTTTGACGCACTCTAAAGCCGCTAATCCACGAGCCGACAAAAGCATTGCCAAGCGCGTGGAATAGCGCGCTATCAGTAGTACGACCACCGTTACTATTAGGAAAACCTAGTGCCATAGTTATTTTTCATCAGTGCTTTCAGCATCAGCCTCGGTAGTGTCGGACGCCTCGGACTCAGCATTATCATTGATATTTTCAACTTCTGGCTCGACAACCTCGTCGGCAGACTCTACTACTGGTGTCTCTGGCTCAGCCTCGGTAGTGTCGGCCGTGCCTTTGGCTGCCGAAATACTCACATACGGTCCGCTGTGTGCATCGCCTTTGACGAAAATATAATAGCCGTCAACTGTTCGGCGAATCTCGCCACCCTTATAATTCTGTACTTTTTCAGTGTTTTCCATATGAATCCTCCTGATTATAAATGTACAGATCAGGAGATATTGATGTTATTTGCCGTAGAAAATATAGCGATATTCTTTATAGAGTCGAATAATGATTCGTTTTAGCGTCAAGAGCATATTTGTATTATAGTATAGTCCTACCACGACATCTCAACTCGCCATCTCTGTTAGTATTCAGTGCTGACGGTGCCAATCAGAATGTTTCGGGCAATATTTTAGTGCAGGCTGGCTGGGTGCAGTTCTGGGGCAACAATACAAAAAGACAGCCAATCCCTGTCGTATTTCCAAAGCAGTTCAAGCAAGTCTTCTCAATGTCGCCGACCTTGATTGGCTATAAAACTGGCAGTAAAGCTACCAGCATCAGCGAATTTAATCAAGTCATCGGTAGTGGTTTGAATATTGAATCTGGCGCTGTAACAAATACCGGTACGACGCTCAATGCTTCGACTACTGGAATATTTGGCGGTGCCTGGCATGGGGTTTCGTGGGTGGCAATTGGCGTTATCTAAGACTTCTTAATATACTGAATTGTCACAAATGAAGTCTTATAACCGGATTGATCTGCGTATGTTTGGATATTGATGTTACTATTATCGGCGTAAACTGTCACTGTATACGCTTGCTGGTCGGCAGCGTGCGGTAGGTTAATTGTCGCGCCAACACTGTATTCTTTTGCAATGCCGCGAATATTGATGACCGTGTCAAGATTTGTGATACCGTGCGGCACGGTTGTTTTGCCGGCGATCTTCAGTCCGCCCATCACGAATGTCTTCTGGTAGATTGTGCGGCCGTCAATCCACTTCATTCCGGTATCGACTTCTGACGTGCTGCGATCGCCGCGGGCTGCTGGAGACAAGTGTCGTGGTAGGACTATACCGTGTAACATTGTGAGTTTTCCACATGGTTAATAGATGTGATGAAAAATATTGAAAAATCTCTGACTTTTTTCATAAAAAGTGTTGACATACGGCAACACGTTTGCTATACTTAAGACATGGTTGAGGGGCAACCAAGCAACAATTAACAATTCGGCGGCAAAAGAAAGCAGGTATAAAAATGTTCAAATCAACCTTTCAGTTTTTCAGAATTAAAATCACTGTAAAATTGGAGATTGTAAATAAACGAAAAATCAAAACTAGAAAATAAAACCTAGAAAACACAAACACTAAAAATAAACAGCCCCTCAACCGCCGCCGCCAAGAAAGGATAAGAAAATGGCAACATACACAGGATGGTTCTATCGAGATAACCAACCAACTCAAGAAATACAATTTGAAGCAAGCGCTGATTTGCGAAACGACAAAGAAGAACTAGAGCAGATAATGCGCGCTGAACTTCGTAAAAGATTTAGCAAAAGTGAAAACTTAACCGTTGAAGATATCTCTATTGAATTCGATGAAGAAGCTATGCTAGATCAGATTATCGATACTGTAAAGAATTTAGACAGATATAAAGATTATGAAGCAGTAGTTGATGATGACGGTACTATTCATTTTTACGATGATGACGATGAAGAGGCTGAGATATTCGTCTCTAGCGAAGCTTTACGGGAAGCTATCGACTATATGCTACAGAACTGTACAGAAGAAGCTGAAATTCGCTACGATGGCTTGAAATACTTTATCGTCAATGCTATTTATTAAATATTAACAGCCCCGCCCGAGGCATCGTATCGGGTAGAAAGGTAGAATATGAAAAATAAGCACATACATATAAAAGTTTCAGAGAGTGATCACGAGATGATCGTCAAGCGTGCCGCCGAGTTGAACATGACAGTTAGCGAATATATACGACGACTGGTCGTTGCTGACGTTGCTATTGCGGAATCTAATAAATAGTGATAAACTGCAAACGCATGGTTTGAACATCCATGTACCTATTCCGCCCTCTGAAAATGGGGGCGTTTTTGTTGACAAGATGAAGCAGATTTGCTACAATCGACGGTGAACGCACAGGATTTTCAGCCCGCCCAGATGTAAATCAGGGTGGGCTGTCTGTATCTGGCCTCAAAAAATTGTTATCAATTTTAGAGGCTATTTTTGTTTGTCAAGAGCAAAATGGCGTTTTGAGGGTAAAATGGGGAATATAACCATAGACGAGCGACGAATTCAAAAAATGCAGCAGAGATTGGGTAAGGCGACAAAGCTAATCACTGACGACAACTATTTGCCGATGTTCAGGAATCGCCAGATCAACTACGCAAAAGAGTTTGATTATTCGATTAAGCTGGCAAATCGTAAACGAAACCCACGTAAATATTTTGCGTTTATTTGGTCGAGTGCGAATCTGGCAAAGACGGTGGATTGGTTGCGCAAATTGATTGCTCAGGCGAAAGCCAAGGCGGCAGAGGAGCGCCATAAGCAGAAGATGCAAGAGCAAGCAGCATTGCCACTAAATATCGCTGGATTAGAGAAGCTGGCGCAGATGAAGCGCAGCTACAACCTGATAACGTAACAATCACTGCTGATATTTTGACGTCGCTCGCGTAGCGGCTTGTTTGCGTTTGATTGTACGCATTTATTATGCAATAATCCTAGATATATGCGAGTATTTGGGAGTTTTGCGTAATGAAAGCGGCCGTCTGGCCGTATTTTTTATTCAAGTTAGTGCAAATCCGCCCGCCACCGCCCATTTTTGATAACAGAATTATCAGAAAATTAAATGTGAGGGTTCTATATACAATTGAGCTTTTAAGGTTCGTTATAAGCAATTCTATATAGAACTGGTTTTTTAAGTGGAGTTAAAATCATGACGAAAAATACAATTATGCCAATCGAGCGAGCTTTTGATGAATATCTGGAGTACTGCGAGTTTACGCGCCGGATGAGTCGCCAAACATTG